TTTTTAACGCCGGCACTCTCGCCGCGACGGTTGACTAATCAATGCTCAAGCGAGGCATAGCCGACATACTGGAGTCCTTCGAGGAAGGCAGATTCCATACCCAGCGTTTTGTTAAGAACGCTGGCACGGCGCACGCGCTCGCGTGGGCGGATTCGTCATTTGCCAGCGGGCAGCCGGGTTATGACGCACGCGTAGGTACACCCGCTGCGTTCAACCAGGCCGTGGCTTCGCGTAATGATGCCATTTATTTCCCGCCCGTTACGAGCGGGCAAGAGCGGTATCTGATGGGTGGAACATTCTGGGCGAATCAGGCGACCTTTAACGGCGAAGGCTCGCTTGTTCTGTTCGATCTTCTGGGCTATTACCCGCTTGTCGATGGCGATTCCACAGACGAGCAGACGTTCGACAACTCATCGGCGCTGACTCGCTACACATCAGGCGAGGGCGTCGGCATCGTAGTCGTCAACCACATCGCGCCGCAAATTCAAGCGGGACGGGTTACGGTCAACTTCGTGGACCAGAGCGACACGGCGCAGAGCGTTACCGTAAATGTTCCCGCGCAGGGACAGAATCTCGTTTGCTCGGGGCACGATACCGTAAGCAATAACACAGCAACCATCACGCTACCGCTGGCTGGCGGTGCACGGGGCGTGAAGCGAATCACATCAGTGCAGTTCACGACCGCGCCCGGTGGCCTGTTCTGCTTCTACCTCGTCAAGACTTTGGCGACAGCGACCTTTGGCGGGGACAACAACGTCGCGACGGAGAAATGCTTTTGCACGCAAAACGGATACGCGATGCCGCGCATTTATGACGGCGCGTGGATTGGCTGGTTTGACCACATCGGCACCGGCACTGCTCGCGCAGTCTCTTGGTATGGCGACCTAACCTTTATCTGGAAGTAGCATGGCAATTCAATCCATAGACCAGCTTGTTTCTTCCCTGTCAGCCGGGAAGTCTGCGCGCTACGACTGGAACAAGATTACGGGCGCTGCTGCTTATGCCTCTGGGCGCTGGTACGACATGAGCGCGCTGGGCGGCTTACCGATTGCCAATGCCTACCCTGGCACCGCTTTGGCATGGGTTACCTGTGACGAAGCTGCCGGAAACGGTACGCAGATTTTTGGCCTTCCGCACGGGGGCGACGTCTCAACCGACATTAAGCACCTGCTCAATCTGAGCGCATGGAGCACGGCTGCCACTGGCGTTCCCGGAACGCTGATGCTCGTGGACATGCAAGGCTATTGGGGCGGGATCAACATGAACACGCTTTCGGCGCAGACCCTAACGGGCACGCCAACACTGCGATACACCAACGGCGCCGGTTGCCGCCTGTTCCTGACCGCTCGCGCAACGACCGGGGCGGCGGCGCACAATCTCTCAATCTCGTACAGCAACACGACGCCGACATCCGGGAAGGCGATGCCGGTGACCGTTGCTTGTACTGCTTCAGCCATCACGCCGCATATCGTGCATTCGGGCACGGCTGCGAACAACTACGGCCCGTTTCTCCCTCTTGCTTCTGGCGACACGGGCGTTTCCAACGTCGCGACCGTTACGCTTTCAGCTGCTTCCGGCACGGCGTCCACGGCGGCGCTGGTGCTCTGCCGTCCGCTGGCGCAGATTACCCTTAGCGTGGTTGGCCTGATGACGGAGAAAGACCTGCTTAATCAGATTCCAAGCCTACCAATCGTGAAGGATGGCGCGTGCCTCACTTGGCTCTGGGGCGCTGGCGCAGCAACCGCCGCCAGCACGACCTTTGCCGGTGGCGTGGAAACCGTCTGGGGCTAATACAATGGTTTACCCGAACAACCGCTACATGCTCCGCTCTCCGGGTCGCCACTTCGGCCCGGCGACGGGGCTTGGCGTGTTTGCCCGGGCGCGCGGCGACAGGCTCAACCGCTTCGCCTCGGAGACGTACTCAAAGTATGCATCCACGCCGGACGGCTACGGCGCGACGGTAACAGTTGCTCCGCTGACGGCTGGCGGCATGGCCTCGGCAGCGTTTATCGACGTGACCACGAGCGGCACCGCTATTGCGGGGCGCACGCTAGACGGAACCTCGTCCGTTTCCCTTACGCCAGCCGAGCCAAGCCTCTCGCTCGTGGTCAGCATGGACGGCACGGCAAGCGTCTCCATCACGCTCACCGGGTCTATTGCTGGCGTGGTCGGCATGGGCGGCACCGCAACCATCACGCTGGAATCGTCCGGCGTAAACCTGGGTGCAACTGTTCCCTTCGAGGGAACGGCAACAATTAGCGCAACGGGCGCGGCGAACCTCAAGGGGCTACTCTCCATGTCAGGCGAAAGCACTCCTTTTGCCGAACTCTCTCCCGCTTCGCTTGCTGCCGCCGTGCTCAACTCAACGATCGAGGGTGGCATCACGACGGTGGGCACGTTGCGCGTCATTCTGTCTGCAATTGCAGGCAAGGCCGATGGCGGCGGCACGACAACCATCACATTCCGCGACACGACCGACAGCAAAGACCGGATCGTCGCAACCGTGGACAGCAGCGGCAACCGCAGCGCCGTAACCCTTGACGCATCGTGAGCACGTACCTGAATCTCCCGCAGGACTTCATGCCGGAGGGCTCGCTGCCGACCACGGGCGGCGAGGGTGTGATTTCCGCTTCGATTGCAGTCACGCTCTCCGCGCTGACGTTTTCCGCATCTGCTTCATTTGCCACGGGCGAGGCAGCAGGCAGCGGATACTGGCGTCCGGCCAATCCGCACCACGTCGCCAAGCCGGACGTTATGGCGGACATCGCCGTCGCTCTCCCCGCGCTCGTGGTCACGGCAACCGCTACGGCCACCGCGGTCACGGACGAGGAAGCCGCCCAAGTCATCATGGCCCTTTTCGCACAACTGGAACTCCAAGACGCCGCCTAACATGAGCACCGAACGCCGAGCCAACCAAGGAATCGAACTGCGCGCCGTCGAAGGGAAACCCGGCACACTCACCGGCTACGCCGCCGTCTTCAATAAACGGAGCCTCGACCTGGGCGGCTTCGTGGAAGTCATCAAACCAGGCGCTTTCAAACGCACGCTGACCGAGGGGCCGGACGTGCTGGCGCTTGCCTATCATGACCCGAGCAAGCCCCTTGCTCGCCGTTCCGCCGGCACGCTGCTCATCGAAGAGGACTCCACCGGCCTGCGCGTGGACATCACGCTTGCGGATACGACTCTCGCCCGCGACGTGGCGGCGGATGTGCGCGCCGGGAATGTCGCCGGAATGTCGTTTGGATTTAGCACCAAGAAGGACGCATGGACTCGCGGCCTCGCTGGCGAGCCAACCTTGCGTGAGCTGATCGACGTTGAGCTGCATGAGGTCAGTGCCGTGACGTGGCCCGCCTACCCGGACACCTCTGTCGCCATGCGGACGTTGCGCCAGTTCGGACCCGATACCGAAACCGCGCAGCGGCTCAACGCCATGCGCATCCGTCTTCTAACCCTTCCGCTCTAATCCTGAGCGGCTTTTGTAAACTCAACCCAAATACACTCGTGCATATCGTCACTGAGATGAAGCAGAAGCGCGCGGCCCTCATCGGCGACGTGCGCAAAATCCAGGAGGCTTCCGTTGGAGGCGTCCTTTCCGCCGACAGCCTTGCCAAGATCGCGGCCATTGAGGCCGACATTTCCAACCTCGAAAAGAGCGCGGAGATCGCCGAGCGCAACGAAAAGCGCGAAGCCGAACTGCGCGCCGTTCCCGAGAACCGCATCGCCGGCAATGCCGACGACAAGGAGTCCCGCGCCAAGAAGCACATTGAGGACTTCCGTAACTTCCTCGTGCGCGGTGAGCGCCGCGACCTGTCGGCCGACACGGCCAGCGAGGGCGGCAACATCGTTGCACCTCAGCAGTTCGTTGCCGAAGTGCTGAAGAAGATGGATGACCTCGTGTTCATGCGTGAGCTCGCCACGAAGTACACGCTGAACTCGTTTGCCAACCTCGGCGTCCCCACGATCACGGCCGATCCGGCTGATGCCGACTGGACGACTGAAGTGGCCGCCGTCTCGAATGACACGGCGCTCGCGTTCGGCAAGCGCACGATGGCTCCGAACATGCTCACCAAGGGCATCAAGGTGTCGATCAAGCTGCTTGAGGTCGCGACCCTGCCGGCTGAGCAGATCGTTGCGGATCGCCTCGCTTACAAGTTCGCGATTGCCCAGGAGAAAGCGTTCCTCACTGGCTCCGGCTCCGGCCAGCCCCTCGGCGTGTTCACCGCCTCCGCTTCCGGAATCTCCACCGGTCGCGACGTTTCGACCGGCAACACGTCGACGGCCTTCACGTTCGACGGTCTCACCGAGGCCCAGATGTCGATCAAGCAGCAGTACCGCGCCAATGGCTCGTGGCTGCTCCACCGCGATGCCGTGAAGATGGCCCGCAAGATCAAGACGGGCATCAGCGGCGACACGACCTACGTGTGGCAGCCGTCGGTTCAGGTCGGCCAGCCCGACACGCTGCTCGGGCGCCCGGTCTTCGAGTCCGAGTACGTGCCCAACACGTTCACGAGCGGCCTCTACGTCGGCCTCTTCGGCGACTTCAGCAAGTACTGGATCGTCGATCAGCTGCCCTACACGGTGCAGCGCCTCGTCGAGTTGTACGCCGGCACGAATCAGGTCGGCTTCATCGGTCGCATGTCTTCGGACGGCGCGCCTGTTGATGAGCTGGCTTTCGCCCGCGTGAAGCTCGGCTAACCCGGAGACTGACTCAACATGAGCCAACTTATTCCAGGCTGTGC